CTTACTGAAGCTGCAAAGCAAAGAGGACTAGATGCAAAGGCTGACATGTGGCAGTTGCCTGCAAGTGAAGTTGGAGCTTACGCAGAAAAAGATGCAGAGTTAACTTTTGAACTTTGGCAGCATGTAAAAAAATTAATTATTGAAGAAGACATACAAGATATTTTTAATCTTGAGACGGATCTTTTTCCTTGTCTAGTTGATATGCGTTTCCTAGGGGTGCGGGTAGACGTAGAAGCAGCCAATCAATTAAAAAAAGAATTAACCACCAGAGAAGAATTACTGCTACACCAAGTGAAAAAAGAAACAGGAGTAGATACTCAGATATGGGCTGCAAGATCGATCGCTCAAGTTTTTGAAAAATTAAAACTACCTTACGATAAAACTGAGAAAACACAGTCGCCTTCATTTACAAAAAATTTCCTTTCTAATCATCCTAATCCGATTGTTAAGATGATAGCACAAGCAAGAAAATTAAACAAGGTTAATACAACATTTATAGATACAATACTTAAACATGAGCATTGTGGTAGGATACATGCAGAGATAAATCAAATAAGATCTGATGATGGTGGTACAGTAACCGGAAGATTTTCATATCAGAATCCAAACTTACAACAAATACCTGCGAGAGATCC